GTAGTGTTCCACGAAAAAGTAGTAAGTAACGTCGGGCGGGACAAAAATTGCCCCAACGAGATGTCATCGGTATTGTCGACCAATGCAACTGTGTTCTGCGACGTGGGAGCTTTGAAAAGCTCTCCACCTTCATTGTCTGTGAAGGTGACTGTCTGTTCTACGATGGTAGTATCACCCGCTTGTTCATTGCTGAAAGCGGTTTCAACTTCGCCTAAAGTAGAATCGGCGCTCTGAAGCACCATGTGTCGAATCATATACTGTTGGTCCCCGTCGACTACAGAGGGCCTCAGCGTCAATACTCTGAGTGACTGACTTAACTCCTACTCCTTGTAAGGGAGCGTTATAAATAATTCTAACATTGAACGGCCAATTTAAATAAGCCCAGCGATCGGCCTAGACCGCTGAGCACGCCATGAGACGTTGTACGAATTTTCACCAGAGTGATGGAATCGTTCCAAGAGTGTACTCCACGTAGGGAGTGTGCCTGCTGTAACATAGCAGGAATACGGTTCCCGGCTCAACACTTGAGCAAAGAACGCGTGGTGTCGCTCAAAAACTTCGCGACCATAAAAGAAAAACTCAGAATTGGCGCTGCTGATAACAGCGACCATCTGAGCAAACTCATCAATGGAGCCTGACGGCAACCACACAGTCAGAGACTTGTGGATAGACGCCAACTCCAGCGGACACATAAACGCGCCCACTTCATCGTCAAAGCGCCAACTTCTTTTCAGAAACTGGACGTCAGCGATGTTCACAAAGGGAACAGAAACGCTCTCCTTGTCAGCCATCGTGTACTCGACACCGATAAGACTGAGCTGTTGTTGAATCCCCGTGTGACCAAACCAGTCACACGATGGATCAACACCCATAATGTTGTCATCCCCGTACGTGAAGAGGTGCACTCGCTTTTGAAACGAGGCACATTCGTGGTCAGGGTTCAAGATCACATAACAATAACGCATGTACAAGCTATTCACAAGCGAGTTCACGATAACTGTTAGAGGATGACCTGATGGATTCGTGCCGAAAAATTCGACTAAGTCTCCATTGAAATTGGTGAGAGGAAACGCTGTGTCTTCACCAATGCACGCTATCTGGCGCACTTCATCTGCTGAAAAACCAGCTGCACTGTACACGTTCTGGATAATCCGGTACGCCGACAAAACAAAGTCAGAGATCATTCGTTTGTCAAACTTACCGTAGTCTCCCGCGATGATACGATCTTC